ATATTAAGAGGTTAATGGATAGGTTTATAATTGAAGAGGAAGTATCTGATTATGATAAAAACAGGATAGCTAAAGCTATCGAAAATATTGAACAACTTACACCCAATACATATAGTATGTCTGATTTTACATCAATGCTTAATAGTATTATAGATGATATGCCGAGATATATGATATGGTTAATTCTTGAAAACATGGCTCATGGGTTGTTGAAATATGGAATAAGAAACATTACATTAAAATTGGAAGAGGATGGATTTTAAATTATGACTAATAAGGAGTTTGCAGAACAGAATGAAACTTTTAAAAAATGGTGTATGGAAGTTGGTTTGCCAAATCATATCAATGTTATCCATACTAGAAAAAGTGTAGAAAAGAAACCAGGACTTACAAGTCTTTCAAGACAAGCATCAAAATGGAGGAATCAAAAAGGTGCAGCATACAAAAGATTTAAAGGAATTGATTGAAAAAATATCAGAATTTTATGTAGGTGTTCTATTTTTGCCTTATGAAATTTCTTTAATAAATTATAAATATTTTAGCAGGATGTTTAGACTTTATTATGGTTTGCAATATAATGAATTGAAGAGATGTCTATTACAGTAAATAATCCCTATTATAATTTTTAGCGCTGGTCTTCTCTCCATCTACAAATTATAATAGGGTTTTGATTAAAAATATGATACCATATGGTTTTGTTTATAGAGTAGTTGATCCATACACAGAAATGTCTTATATAGGGCAATCTACAAAACCCCTCCGTTTTATTCAACATGCACATTATCAAGAATATCTTAGGATGAAAAGGGAAAAAATTAACCTTTCAGATCATCCATTTTATTATGCTATTGATAAACTTGGAATTTCTCATTTTATATGGGAAGTGTTATGTGAGTGTTCAAATCAAAAAGAACTTAATACAATGGAACAAAAAGCTATTAATTATTATGCAATAAACGGTGGTATATATAATACAAAAATAACTGTATATGGTTCTGATGAAGAATCCCTTCCAAAGCCAGATGAAAATTTTGAGTATGATAGAAAAACAATAAAAGTTAAACCAGAAACTGTTGCTAAAATGTCTAGCAGGAAGAAAACACCTGAACATATTGAGAAAGTAAGACTTGCTAATATTGGTAGAAAACATACTTTAGAATCTCGCATGAAAATTAGTGCATCAGGGAAAACAGTACGTCAAAGTGAAGAATATAAGAAAAAACAAAGTGAAGCTTTGAAAAAAGCATTTGCAAGACCAGAAGTTAAAGAGAAATTAAGTAAAATTAGGAAGGGTAGAAAATTATCAGAAGAACATAAAAAGAAAATTGGAATTGCTCGTTCTGGATATACAATGTCTGAAGAAACGAAAAAGAAAAAAAGTGAAATAATGAATGCTATGAATTATGGTAGAAAGAAGTTTATTGTTACTTTTCCAGATGGTCATGAAGAAGAAGTTCTTGGAATAAAAAAATTTTGTCGAGAACATGGACTTATTTATTCTTCTTGGAATTCAACAGAATATAGAGGAAGAAAAAAATATCGTGGTTATTCTAAAAGAGAAGTTCTTGACAAAGATGAAAAAATATGATATTATAAAACAAAAAAGAGGTAATGTTATGAAGATTAAATTTGATTTTGTTACAAATAGTTCAAGCACAAGTTTTGTTATATATGGTGTTTCATTATCAATGGATGATATAAAAAATAATAAAATATTAGTTGATATGGCATATAATAAACATTTGGAAAAGTGTAAAAAATATGAATATGATGTTCTTCCCATTGATAAATTTTTGGAAGATGATGAATTTATTGATGATGTAAGTGAAATTAATAAGAGTCTTAAAACATTTTACTATTTAGATAATGATAATTTTTTTATAGGTATAAGTCCCTTTAATATCGGTGATGATGAAACGGGTGCTCAGTTTAGACAAAGAGTTGTGAATGAGCTTAAAAATTTGGGTATTAATGATAATCCTTATGAAATTAATGTAGAAATCTATTCATAAAGGTAATAAATATGTATAATATTGAGAAAAATACAATAGATGAAGAATTGTCTTATTTTAATAAGGTATTTTCAGCTTATGTATTTTATCTTGACGCTATATATGATACAAATAATGATGATGAAATCCTTGTCTTTTGGGAATGTTTAAATAAATTGTTATCTGTTTATGGAGGATTGGAAATATTAAATGAATTTATTGTTGAAGGTAATGGTAAATATAAAGTTATTCAAACAAAATTACGTAAACTTAATCTATTTTAGGGGGGTACATTGAAAATACTCGGATATGAAATACTTGAAACTGGTGATAATCCAATTCCTTTAAATAGAGAAAATATTTGGATTTGGATTAGAATAATATGTAATATTCATAAAATTATTTTTATCATTATAAAACTTGAATTTTTAAAATGGTTTTATAATACTACTTTTGGAATGGCAATAACACATAAGGCATGGGAAAAATATAAGGAAAGCCCATTGTTTAACTTTAGATATAGAGAAATGGGAATAAAATATGCTATCGAATCCTTTAATGTTAATGAATTTAGTTTTTTTAAATCCAAGGTTTGGAAAGACAGTGTGTTCTTGAAGGAATTATTTTTTCATCCTTATGAAACCCTTGATGAATTGTTAGACAGTGATACATATTGGAAAAAAATGTGGGCTGAAAAAATTAGTTCTTGACTTTTTATTTTTTTTGTGCTATATTAAAAGAAAAAAGAGGTGAAAAGATGTTTGCAGATGATATTAAAAAGTCTAATGGCCGGCATTTCAAGTGTCGTTTTATTAAAAAGAATGGTGAAATTCGTGATCTGTACGGTTGTTTGAAACCCAAAAAGAATAGTAAAGGATTGAAGTATAATCCTAAAGATTATGGTTTAATTTGTGTTTTTGATCTTGAAAAAGAACAGTATCGCATGATTAATATTGAAGGTATTCAGTCTCTTCAACTTCTCGATGAACCTTTTGAACCTATCACAGAATAAAATGAATAATACTATTGATCTTCTTAAAAAATATGATAAAGCCTATCAAGAAGGAACTCCTCTTGTATCTGATAGGGAATATGATGATTTAAAAAGTAACGCCAGATTTATTTTTGGTGATGACCCATATTTTAAAACTGTTGGAGCTCCTGTATTTGGTAAAAAGATAAAACTTGGGTTTACCATAGGAAGCCTTAACAAGACTAATTCTTCTAATGTTGGTTCATGGATTGAAAAACATGATGAAGTTCTTGTATCTGAAAAGCTTGATGGGTCTGGGATTATTGTTTCATATAATAATGGTAAATTGTCTTGGGCTGCTACTCGTGGTGATGGTTCTGAAGGTCAAAATATTACAGATAAGGCTAAACATTTTCTTCCTAATACTGTTGAATATCGTGGGAATTTAATACTTCGCGGTGAAGCAATGTTGGTTGGTGATATTCATATTTCTCTTGGTTTTAAGAATCCTCGTAATGGTGTTGCTGGACTATTGAATCGCAAAAACTTTAAAGTTAAAGATGTTAAAAACATTAAAGTTTATTTTCATGAAGTTATTGAGCCACAAATGATTAGGAAAGATATGTTTCTTTTTATAAAAGATTTGGGGTTTGAAACACCAAAATTTATTACTTTACGAATTCCCACTGCTGAAATATTGATTAAAAAAATGTCTGAATGGAGAGAAAATGCTATATATCTAACTGATGGTTTAGTTCTTTCAGATGCAAATGATTATCGTGAAGATTTGTATTATCCTGAAAATGTTGTAGCTTTTAAAGTAAATCAAGAAGCAGTTAGAACAAAGGTTGTTGATATTGAATGGAACGTAGGTAGAACTGGTCGTGTTATTCCTACTGTTATTGTTGAACCTATTGTTATTGATGGAACAACTGTTTCAAGGGCTACGGGATTTAATGCAAAGTTTATAATGGATAATGATATTAAACCTGGAACGGTTGTTGGTATATTCAAGGCTGGTGAAATTATTCCATATATTGATTTTGTTGAGAAATAATTTTCTTGACAAAATTATTTTTATTTGTTATAATAAAAGAAAAAATGGGGATTAAAATATGAAGTGTCCAGTTTGTAAAAATGATCTTATCTGGCAAGGGGTGAATTTATTTTGTGAAACTTGTTCTAAGGGCAATTCAAAATCCATTGCACATTTTTTTAAAATTCTTGGTTCTAATAATATTACGGATACTACCATTGAAAAACTTGGAGTAAAGTCTATTGAAGATATGTATCGTCTTGAAGAAGATGTTATTTCAAATATTGATGGCTTTGGATATTCCAAAGCAGATACGATTGTTTATGAAATCAAGAAAACATTGATAACAACTCCAGTGAAACTGTTGGCGGCATTTGGTATTCCTTTTATTGGTATAGAAAATGCGAAAACAGTTATTGCCAATGTTAAAACATTTGATGATATTTTCTTTCTTTCTGAAGGTGAAACTGGTCTTGGTCCTGAAACAGAAAGAAGTTTTCTTGAAAATATTCAGAATTATAATGATTTGTGGTTATTCCTTGTAGAAAAAGGCATCCAGTTTAAGGAAACCATTAATAAACTTAATGGTATCAGTATTGCTATTACAGGAACACTTCCCATTAAAAGGGATGATGTTATCAAGATTATTGAAGATAATGGTGGTATTTTCTCAAAGTCTGTAACGAAAAAGACACAATATCTTATTCTTGGTAAGGGTAAAGATAACACTGTTAAAATGAGAAATGCTGAGGCTAAAGGTGTAAAGACTATTGATTGGTCTCAATTTTTAACAATGATTGAGGGGTGATAAATATGTTAGATAAACCATTAAAAAATGTTGATAAAGATAATGTTGCATCTTTCTTAAAAGAAATTGTTAAAATGATCAAAGATGATCCTAATGAATGGTCTATGAAGATAACAAGAGCAAATAATGGTTTTATTGTTGAAACAAAAGATGATGGAATCGTATTGAAGAATCTTTTTGAAAATCGTGATGATTCTAATCATATTAATAATGATCGCGATTTTGAAGATTTAAAGATATGGAGAGAAATGTTATATTTCATTATGGAAAATTTTGGTTATTATCCTAGTAAACATGATGATAAGAGGATTGTTATAAGAATTGAAGATAGGGATGGAAATGATGTCAATACTTACTAATAATACTCATTGTCCTGATTGTGGAAAACTTTTAACTGATAAAGGAAAGTCCATGTGCCCTACTTGTGGGACTAAGCTTACCATTGATAATGCCAGATATTGTGCAAATTGTGATGGTATTTTTAGGGATAATAGAGATATGTCTTGTGAGTATTGTGGTAGTAAACATACAAGATTAATAAGGATTATGTTAGACAACAAAGCCAACAACCGATTTATACTTGACCTTAATCAATAACTCATCTCAAAACCCCTTCTTTATTGAATAAAAAAAGTCTTGACAAAAAATGGAAAATATGTTAAAATTCTTTATAAACAATAAAGAAAGGGGTTTTTATGTTATATCACATTCCATTAGATAGGGCTAAAAAACTTCGTAAAAAGCTTGAGTTTTTAAATTGCAGAGCTATTAAGAATAATGTAGAAACCATTCCTTTTTCTTTTTCAGCTCCTTATGATAAAGTCGTTAATGATGTTGAGGGTGAAAAGGTTTTAACATTTACAGACCTTGAACTCAATGTTGATATGTTTCGCCCTATTGATGGTTTTATTTTTCTTGCTTCTGTTGAACACAGCCCTAATGGAAATATTCTTATCAATAAAAATCCTGATATTTCTATTCCTGAAGAGTATCGTATAAGTGGAAATCATTGTGACCATTGTAATGTTGATAGATACCGTAAAAATACTTATATCCTTTATAATGAAGTAACTAAAGAGTATATTCAAGTTGGTTCTACTTGTATTAAGGATTTTTTGGGTTTTAATGTTTCTTTAATATCTTCCAGATTTGAAATCCTTGATGATATTAAAGATATTTGTAGTGGTCCCTTTTTTGGTGGTCAACTGGTTTCAAATCTTAAAACTTTTTTGGCTATTGTTAATGTTCTTATTGATCTAAATGGCTATATATCGTCTAAAACACTTTTTTCTAAGGGGGATAATACTCTTATTACTACTGGTCATGATGCATTTAATGTTTCTACTTCTAATGATGAATATTCAAGAGAGATCAGAATGAAAGTTACATCTGAACATTATGATAATGTAGATAAAGCTATTGATTGGTTTAAGAAACAAGATACTTCTAAAGATTATTTTTACAATGTATCTACAATAATTAAGAATGAATATGTAACTAAACGGATTTCTAATCTTGCAGCATCTATTATGGCTGTGTATTTTAAAGAAGTGTCTAAAGAAAAGGAACCTAAGATTCCTTCTGAATATATTGGAACTGTTGGTGAAAAAATTCAGATTGAAGTTAAGGTTATAAATATTCAAAGTATTGAATCAAGATATGGTATGATTTATATTTATCGTATGGTTACACCAGAAGGGAATATTGTTGTGTGGTTTACTTCTACATCTAAACTTGAACTTGATAAGAAATATCGTGGTCTTGTGAAGATTAAGAAACATGATGAATATAAAAATATTAAACAAACAGTAATTACCAGACCTTCTTTTAAAGAAATTTTTTAAATTGACTTAAAAAAGTTCTTGACTTTTTATCTTTTCTATGATATTTTAAAAGAAAAATGGTGATCAAATGAATAGAGATAAATATATAAATGAACGTATTAAATTTTATAAGAATCTTGTTCTTTTATCTAAATCTACATTGATTACTGAGGCTAAAAGTCGTAGTCTTGATGTAAAAACTACAAATACAAAAGGTGTGATTATCCAAAAGATTCTTGATGATGAATTTCCCTATTAAAAAGAAAGTTGAGAGTATAAAATGTATTTTGATATTGGATTATATATTGTAGTTGTTTTACTTTTATTATCAAGAGGATATAAATTTTTTAAAATGTGGTATTGTGAATATTATAATTGAGGGGTAAAATGAAGAAACATAGTTGGGCTAAATATATTGTTAAGGTAAAATATTCCCCGTGGGGAAATATTCTTTATGCTTCTACTATAACTACGGCAAAAGCTATGGCGTCATTTTATAATGGAATAATTGAACCTTATCAATAAAGTTAATATGGAATATTTAAAAATATTTTTATCATTGATAATATCAATAATCATAACAATTTTAATAGGTATGGCAATCCAGTTTTTTAAATTCTGTTTGTTATTAACTCGCTGGTAATCTAATAATAATGGGGTGATGGAGATCAATGAAAATAAACGAAAAAGTTATGTTACTTAGGAAAGCAAATTCCAAAACACTTAAAGAATTTGCAGATGAAACAAATATCAGTGTTGATAGACTTGAAATGATTGAAAGTGGTCATGAAGTGCCAAATGTAAAAGAAATGTGGGCGATGATAAATAAATATAACGTAAATATGAAATATTTTATGGAGGGGATTATATGAAGTGCCCTAAACATGGGATGATGTCATTTGTTAAAGAGGAAAGAAATGTAAATGTTGGCATTCGTGGAGAATACTTTATTGAAGAACATTTTGAATGTAAGAAATGTTCTTTAAAAGGTGCTCAGTTTACAAGAATGACCGATAACAAGAGAAAAAAGTAATTATTTAATTGGTGGATAACCAAGAGCCGTAAATGCATCAATGATTTCTTGTGGTGTTTGCGGCTTTTTTATTTCACTTTTCTTTTTCTTTAGGTTTTTTATTTCAAGATCCAATGATATTATACGATTATTTGAATCATTAATCTCTTTTCTAAGTTGCAGAATAGTATTTTCACTTTCAATAATCTTTTGTTGATATTCAGCTCTTATTTCAGCTTCACGGGATTTTAAAACATCATTTAATACACTTTTACGAGGAAAAGAATTTGAAACCCATGCTACTGTAACCAGTATAATAACTGCTAATACAACATATCCAATCTGTTTTAAACCAATCATAATAATACCCCTATTAATAATCCCAATCCTAAACAACCTAAAGCCCCTGAAATCATACTCCATAAGCTTGGTTTTGCTGCTTTTACTTTTTCTTCACATGCTTTATCTTTTTCTTTCATGAGAATCTCTGTTTTTCCAAGAGCTTCAGAACATGATTGAAATTTTCTTTCAAGTTCTTTAGCAAGTTTTTCTTGTTTGTCTTTTTGATTCATAAGCTCAAGATTTCGTTTTTCTTGAACACTTAGTTCTTCTTCTGTAAATCTACATTTCTGAAGTTCAACAACCATACGACTTGCATCGTCGTTTTTAAAGCAAATTTGTGGTTCTTCTGAATATGAAATACCACATAAAGCAAATAACATTAACATTGCTAATATAAATCTTTTCATTAAAACACCTCTATATTTGATTTACCCATTGGATTATTTTTTTGTATTGGTGAATATGGGTTTTCATCTGTTCCAGTATAATATTTTGGGCGTTCAGCAAAACTTTGTAAACTTTTACCAACAAATGCAGCACCATTAGCAAAACCATAAGCTTCAACAACGCCGGGTGGTATATTTACAAGTGATCTAGTCCATATACATACTATTAACCATGTGTACCAAACAATAATATTAGAAAATATCACTGAAAAAAGAAATGCAAATCTCATTACTGATGGTGTATCAACACCTGAACTTAACAAACCCATGATTGTATTTTTCATGACATGAACTCCTGAACTTCTTTTGATACTCTATCAAGTCTGTTAAACCAACCTTTTCTAAACACTTCCTGGCTTGGATTTAAACTAATTAGTTTATTGTAAAAAATATTACGCTCTTTTAACATTGAATCAACCAATATTTTTGGATTGGTATTATTAATTTTATTCATAGTTTGTGGGCCTAATACACCATCAACATCAATAGCGTTATTTGTATATCTATTTAATGATCGTTGTAATATTTTTATTGCATTTCTCGGGCCACTATTAACACCGAAATCAAACATTAAGAAATCTGGTCCACTTGGAAATAAATCAAGTTTCATTTTATCCCAATAGTATTTTTTGTATATTGGAGCGGCTAATTCTAATGTGTTTAACATTTTAATATCATTAATATCAACATCACCATCACCATCTAAATCACCATAATCATATTCATCGTAAAATTGTTTAAGTGTTGATAATGTTATGCCAAGATTTGTTGGACCTCCTTTATCTAAGGGATGGTTAGTATAACCACCTTCATATTGTAAAACCTTTGTTAAAGAGGGTAAAAAATTTTCTTTCATTATAAAACCACCATTATATTTTATATTTATTTAGTATAAATATAAAAAAATATATAATATTTGGAGATTAAAAAATGAGTAGATTATCAGATTATATAATTGAAAAAGTTTCAAAATCAGAAATTGATGAAGCTTTAAGTAATCCAAATGTCCGTATTGGTTGTGAATTTGAATTTTATGGTGATATTAATTCTATTATTGATGATAAAGAAAATCCTTGGATTGAATTGATAGAAATAGCTGAAAATTACAATGAAAAAATGAAAAAATGGATTGAATTTAATAAACATTTAAAAAATAATAAAAATTCAGAAATGAAAACACTACTTGATAAACCAAAATTACCACATGATTTAGAACGACATCTTTGGTATTTAGTGGATGATGACTATTATAAAGAGACTGAATATCAAATATTTGATATTGAAAAGATGATAAAGCAATTAAATAAATGGAAAAAAACAATAGACCCGGATAGAATAAGATCGTTTGTAACGGACGTAGTTATTGATAGAATTCCCAAATCATTAGATTGGAAATTTGGAATAGATGGTTCATTAACTGAATATGATACTGATATTGAAATATCTACTACACCAATGCCTATAAAAGAGTTTTTAGATGCATGTCCAAAAATGTTTGAAATAATTGATGAATTTGGCATAGTAACAGATAAATGTGGATTTCATATAGGTATTTCATTATCTAATATTGATAATTTGGAAAAATCGTTAGATGTTGTAAAATTAGCAATGTTTACAGATGAAGAATATATATATAAGTTTTTTAGTGGGCGAAAAGATAACGCATATGTTAAATCTTCTTATGATAAAATTTTAAGTAATTTTATTATAACACCTGAGAGCTTTGAAAAATTTATTGATACTGGTAAGATGGATCGTGAATATAGTAAAGAACATTATAATGCTATAAATCATGAGCATCTTAGTCAAGATAACAAATATATTGAGTTTAGATATATAGGTGGTGCTAATTATCATCGGAAATGGGATAAAATTAAAACTATTATCGGCCAATACGTTCATAATATGGTTTTAGCTTGTGACCCATCTTATAAAAAGAAAGAATATTTATTAAAGATACAAAGAATAATAAACAAGATAGATTATCAGGCTAAAAAAGATTTTGAGGATAAAATAATTACTGCTTTAAAGAATGCTAATCCAAATCAAAAGAAGTTTTTAAATAGTAAATTAATTAAAATTAAAAAAATAATAGATCATTTAAATATGAAAATAGATCATAGATTAGATAATGTTGCTGAACAAATATCATCTCAATGGTGGGATTCTGATATAAAACCAACAATGATAGAATTATCCAAGATACCAGAAGAAGATAAACCAGAAAATTTTCCCGATGTAACAGTAGAATATTATGCTATGAAAGAATTTATACAAATGTGGAAATCATTAGAAGGGATTTTAAATTATAAAGCAGGAAAATATCTTGCTGATATAGAGGATAAATATTCAGAATATGAGAATGGTAAATATTATTATTCTTCTAAACCATCAGCTTCTTCAGTATGGAAAAAAAATAAAATGCTTGCTGATATGGTTGAAAAAATGAATAATCTTAGGGAATCAATTAAAAATGATAAATCAATGATTTCAGAAAAAGTTTCTAAGAGAGATGTTGATATTGCATTTTCAAATCCAAATGTTCGTATTGGTTGTGAATTTGAATTTATAGTACCTGCATTTGATGAAAAATATGGAAAACTTGCAAAAATGTGGATTGAATGGGATGCATATTATCAAAGATTTGAAGCATGGGAATCATCTACTGAAGAATATGAAAATGCTGGTGAAGAAGAAGGATATGATCCACCAGAAATACCAAAATGGGCTAAAGAAATGGGATATGATTCTGGTGATGAAATTCCTAATCCTTTTGAATTGTTTAAATTACCATCATTTGATATTACAAAATTTTTCAAACTGAATGTTAAAGAATTTTTACCACTTAATAAAATGCCTTTTAGCAATTATATTATTAGTGATAATAATATGACAAAATCAACTACTAAATGGGTAATCAAACCAGATGCAACATTAGGACCATCTGGAATTGAAATTGTAAGCCCAATACTTACTATTGATGAATACCTTGATATTTGTCCTAAAATGTTTGATTTTATTGAAAAATATGGTGCAACTAATGATAGTTGTGGATTTCATATATCAATAAGTTTGAAAAATGTTTCAAATCTCTCTAAAACATTAGATGTTGTTAAGATGGCTATGTTTCTTGATGAAGAATATATATATAATTTTTTTAAGAAGAGACGTGATAATGATTATGCAAGATCAGCTCATAAAGCTGTAAAGCTTGGTGCTTCAAAGTCGGAGATTGAAGATTTTATAAAAGATAATATTGATGTTACTAAGCTTAGAAAAGCAATTCCAAATACTCATTATGAAGCTATAAATATTGAACATTTGAGTGATTTACCTGAAAAACAATATATTGAATTTAGATATATTGGCAGTGGTGATTATCATAAAAAATGGAATGAAATTAAAAGAATTACAGCTCATTATATATGGGCGTTGAGTATTGGTAATGATCCAGAGTTTAAGAAAAAGGAATATATGTTAAAATTAAACAGATTGATGCTTAAATATGATTTGTTTACAAAGTTAAAAAGATTGGATATAATGGATAAAGAAAATAAGCAGGACACACCAGAATATAATGTTATATCAAAACAAGTAAAACAACTTGTTGGTATGGGTATAAAGATTAAAAAAGGTGAGTTTGAACCTGTTAAAAAAGAAGTGGGAGAAATATAAATGCCTAAATGCGGTAGATGTTATTCAGTTTTACCACCACCCTTTTTGGAAGATATGCCTGATGGTGGAAAACAATGTAAGTTTTGTATTGATGGTGTTGATAAACTTGAATATGGAAAAGGAAAGTTTGCAACAAAAGACGAGATAATAAAAGAATATGATATTTTTTTGAAAATCATTATGGATCATAATGAAATACTGAAAAATGCTATAAAGGGTGATATTTCTGATGTTCCTGAAAAATTAATTTAGAATGGGTTAGATATATATGACAAGTGTTATATTATTAAATGCTGATTTTACACCACTTGGTCTTATAAGTTTAAAGAAGGCTATGAAACTCGTAGCCAAGGGTAAAGCTGAAATAGTTAAAGAAGCAAAAAAGATTATAAACACGGTAACAAAGAGTTTTTTTGTTCCACTTGTTTTGCGTTTAATTAAGTTTGTGCGTATGTTATATGGTAAAAAAGTTCCTTTTTCTAAAAGGAATGTAATGATTCTATATGATTACAAATGTGCGTACTGTGGTGTTAGAATGAAAAGTGGTATGACTCTTGATCATATTATACCACGTTCCAGAGGTGGTAAAACTGAATTTTCTAATGTTGTTCCATGTTGTTTAAAATGTAACAATATTAAGGATAATAAGCTTCCACATGAAGTTGGAATGACACTTAAATATAAGGTTATTGTTCCGACTATCAATGAATATCTTCAAATACAAATCAAAAATTTAGGACTTGGTAATACACTTAAAGAGCTTGGTATATTATAATAGTGTGGAGGAAAATGTTGAAGCCGATACAGAAACCTGGCAAAATCTCAATGATGAGTTATTGTGGTGATTTGCAGGGAGTTGGGACAATACGAATTATATATCCTTCTCTTTTACTTAATCATCTTCGTATCCCTGGGTACCAATTTACAGCATCATATGGAACACAATATATAAATGATCCAGTATTTTATAATAATTTTACTTTTATTCAGTTTCAAAGAGCAACAACTGAAAGACATCTTGATTTGGTTAAACATTTCAAAACTAATATTAGGAAAAAAACTAAGACACCTGTAATATATGAAATTGATGATTTGTTGTTCGATATTCCAGAATGGAATTATGCTAGTTCATATTATTCAAAATATAGAAGTTCAATAGAAAAAATATTAGAAGAAACAGATGGTATTACGGTATCAACAGAGTTTTTGAAGAAAAAATATTTGAAATATAATTCAAAAATAGAAGTTATTCCTAATCATTTGCCAAAATTTGTTTGGGGTGAATCAGTTCCACAATATTCTTTAGATAAAAAAGGTAAAATAAAGATTATATGGGCTGGTTCTGAAAATCATTTTGCTAATAAGCATCTGTTGAATAAAGGGATAAAAGGTGGTGATTTTGGAAAAGGATTAATTGATTTTATTCGTAAAACGATAAATCAATATCATTGGATTATATGTGGTGGTATTCCCAATGAACTTTCAGATTTAAAAAATAATGGTATTGAATATTATGAATGGAAAAATATTTTTGAATATCCATCTTTTCTTAAATCTTTACAGGCTGATATATTCATAGCACCACTTAAAAATAATGAATTTAATTCGTCAAAATCTAATTTGAAAATGCTAGAAACAGTGGCAATTGGGGCTGCTGGTGTTTATAGTAATATTGAGCCATATGCTGGTGGTAAAATGCTTGCTAATAATGATGAAGAAATGATTGAAATGATACAATCACTAGCTAATGATCGAGATTTGAGAAAAGTTGTATATGAACATGATTTACAAAATGTTAAAGATGTTTTATACTGGGAAGATAATAATAATGTAAGACGGTATATTGAAACATATTTGAAGTTTTTTGATAGGTGTTTGGAATGATAACAATACAAGATGTATATGAATCATATCGTAGGGCACAGAGTAAAGCTTTCAATAGACCTTATAGATTTCCAAAAGATTTTGGATTATGGTTTGTAAATGCTAATAAAAAAACACAGGAAAATCTTGAAACAATAACAAAATATTTTAATACAAAGTGGCAAAATATAAATCCAGAAGAATATTTTACTACTGGATTTAATATCTGGAAAAACTTTAGTTATCATCAGTTTTTAAATCCTAAAATACTTAATCTTTATATTGATAGAGATAAGCTTAAAAAGCGATCTTTAATGGGTTGTAAAGCTGATCTTATAAAAGGTAGAAAATATGTTATATCAACATATGGAAATATAACATTTTCTGAATATTGTAAAATGAAAGATGGTGAAATACATCAACCAGTATCAGATTTTTTAAATAATAAAATAGGTAAATATACTTTAACATATTTAATATATAAAAGATATTTGGTTCTTGAAGATCATGAGCGTTCATTATTATCAATAATAACAAATAATTATCGTGATATTGTTGCTGAAATAGAAGAAATTGGAGAACAGTATATATGAATATTTATCAAGAAGAAGTAAAGATAAAAGGAGAACCTTTATGGAAAACAACAAGTCAAACAATATCTGGTGGTACTAAACTATTAAAAGCAAAAGATTATGATAGATCAATAAAAGATAGATATGAAAAAGAAAACCTTAATGAAGGAGGTAATTATTGAGAAATAGGTAAATAAAATGATACTGATTGGGGATATTATAAGTGTTGAAAATGACACAGCTATTGTTAATTTTCGGTCAATTAATAAAAATGGGATAATAGATATAAAAGATATTAGACATCTTGAAAAATTTATGATACCGGGAATTAGAATAACATATGATACAGAAAATAAAAAGGTTGAAATACCTATTGTAAAATGGCAAGAGAACAATAAAACAAAATTATTAGGTTTACATTCTAGTAGTATTTCTATATAATAAAAAGAAAAAACAATAAAACAGCCTTGAAGGCTACAACATGGAGGAAATGTTATGTCAAAATGGATTAACAAATCATTATTTGAAAATTATGCACAACAGAAGGAAAAAGAAGAAGCACCTCAACAGTTTATAAAAAGAAGTGAGCGGGTTTGGCCGACTCCTGAAATGGGAACCGCTGAAAAAGCTAAAGTATATGAAGGTCGTTTTCTACCTGATCCTAAAGGAAGTTTTACAAAGAAATATTTTTATCATGGATTTAAGGTTGGTGAAAAGTTTAGATCATTTTTGTGTGATAAGACCGATGATATGAATAACTTTTGTGTTTTTTGTGCAGCTACACAGAAGCTTTATATGGGCAATGACAATGATAAGAAAGCAGCTGCTAATTACAAGCGCAAGACTCGTAATGTAGGTAACTGGTATATTGTTGATGATCCTAGAGACGCTGAACGTGAAGATGATAAGAAAATGAAGGGAACTGTTCGTATTTATGAGTTTCCTGATAAAGTTGATTCAAAACTTAAAGCTGAAATCACAGATAAGAAAAATGGACTTGGTTCATCAATATTTGATCCGGGTGCTGATGGATTTAACTTCCTATTGAAAGCAAAAGCAACTAAGAAAGATGCAACTGGTAAGGTATGGCCTGATTATTCAGACAGCACCTTCGCTCGAAAAGCTTATCCTCTTGGTTCTGATAAAGAGATTAAAGAAATCATGGAAAGTACACATAATCTTGATGAATATATCAATAGCTTGAGAATTTCTGATGATGAAAAGGTTAATTTACTGAAAACAGAAATGCTTTGGGAGCTTGTTGAATCTGATTGGAAAAAATATAAAGGTAATATTGCTGAAAAGAAATCAACATTTAGATCGGAATCGGATGATCTTGATGATGTTCCATTTGAAGTTGCAAATGAAGTAGATGATAATGGATTATCAGACCCTACTGATGAAGATTTACTTAGAGAACTTGAATCAATGAAATGATGTCGGGTGTAATGGGAATATATTAGAAATAATACTTATATACAGGACTCTGGTTCTGGACAGCCCGATATTACCCACATCTTCAGGCCCTAAAGTGGAAATACTTTAGGGCCTTTTCATTTTCAATAATCATAATATAACATTTCGTTAAACTGAAAATAGTTTTAAATAAATATTCTTAACATTTCGTTAAACTAGAAATCAATGTAATTTAAAATTTTGAATTTTTTATTGGAATTTTAGTTAAATGTTGAATTTAAAAAACTAAAAGTTCAATAATATCAATGCATAAAAAATTTTTATTTTTAGCGATTTTTGGCATGAAACTTGAAATATAATATGTTAAATAAATAAAATGGAGGAAAAAAACCATGAAGAACATTAAAACAACAATCGTAACGGCAATCGGTGGAGTATTGATAACTGCTGGATTTGTAGGAGCTGAAACAGTTTTAGCTGGTGGGCCAGAGAACTTTCCTTATTTCCATCTTGGAACCCTTATTCTTGCTGGTCTTATCATTACGGGTTTGAAATTTAAATATGATAAGATGAATACATATGAGGCTGTTGGTGCTATTGGATTGTATGCTATTCTGGTTAGTTTATTCACCAATCCAGTTGTTATGGCTATTAAAAATATTATGAGCTAAGAGGTATATAATGTTAGTAGTATCGTACAAACAAGACCATCTTGAAAAGAAGTCTTTTTATAAAAAATACTCCAAAGCACTTAATATAAGTGCTTGGGGTATTGTTTTGGTGGTTTCTACTGTTGGTATGAGCTTAATTGGAATGTTTCTTGATAGGGTTCTTGAAACACAACCAATGTTTATGGTTGGTTTGTGTTTATTAGCTAATGGAACAACAATGTGGAGACTATATCAGGAAAGTAAAAAATAAATTGATTAAAAATAATAATATTGACAAATGCCCTCATTTATGTTATAAATAATGCTTGAATGGGGGTATTTTTATGCGATTTATTGAATATCTTTCGGAAGGTAGAAGTATATCTATAACAGAAAAAGAAGCAAATAAACTTCTTAAAAGTAAAGATTATTATGATTCAACATATGGTACTCCTATTTATCGTGGATTGGAAAATATGAAGGAAAGATTTTTGTTTGTACGCCCATCAAAATTTCAAAGACAATCAGCTAATACAGATAATTATTATACACTTTTGATAGATAATTCAGAAAGATGGAAAAAATTTCCAAAAAGATCGAAGAGTCTTATTTGTTCAACTGATATTGATTATGCTAGTGAGTATGGTACTGTTTATCGCGTTATACCAAAAGTTGGATCAAAGATAGGGGTTTGTTCAAAACAAGATATTTGGGATAGTTTTAAAGTATATTTACCATTAGTTAATGATCTTATAAATAAATTAATTGATGAAAAAAATGTATCAAATATACATTATATTAATGATTATTATGATTTGGGAGATTTGTTTCTTGATTATGATATTTTTAGAACTGATATTTCAATAGATATTAGAGTGCATATGGAAGAAGAATATAATGAAAAAGAATTGGTGCGTGAAATATTAAATGATTTATTTAATGATAGTAATTATTTGCTTTCTCAGTTTATTGAACATCTTATTGATGGAAAAAAAACTATTGATTTTTTTGAAGATATTTTAGATCCAAATAAAAATAATTTTGAATTAGTTAAAGCCGGCAATCATAAAATACCAAAAGAACGTGAAGTTTGGACTGATGGTGATTGTTTGCTTATTAGTGAAGAACAAAATGAGATTATTTAAATTAATAAATGAAGAATCTGAATTTGAGAAGGTTAAAAAAGATATTGTTGCTGAATGTAGTGATATTCTAAAAGTATATAGTGATACTGGTCGTGTATTTTTTCGTGGTTTGAGAAAAAGTAATAATTATGGATATGTAACACCTCGTAATGATAGAAAACCAATGGATACACCTAAAGAAATACATGAAATATTTGATGAAGTATTCAAAAAGAAATTTGGTTGGAGGGCAAGGTCTGAAGGTGTTTTTGTAACTTCTTCTAAAATAACATCTAACTATTATGGTGAACCTGCTGTTTTTTATCCAGTAAATGGTTGGAAATTTATATGGTCGCCAAATATAAATGATTTGTATGCAGATTATATTGAAGATGATAATTTTTTAAAAAAATATGAAGATGAATTTGAAAAAAAATATGGTCCTGATGGATTAGGATATTGGACAGATCATTTATCAAAAAAATATAAATTTAATAAAGTTGATGATATAATAAATCATTTAAAAGAAAAAGGTTTTGAAATTGTTAATATTTATAATAATATTTATAATAATATATATAGAAGATTTGAGTTAAAAAATTCTAATGATAAATTAGAATATCGAATATATACATGGCATCCAGAAATTGACTGGAATGAATATAGAAATTATATTATTTACGATGCTATTAAAAAAATTGTTGATTTATATAAATCAATAAATATTGAACAATCTATTAAATTTGATAATGAAGTAATGTTTAAATGTTTTGGTTATTATTATATATCAGAAAAGCTATTAAAAGGGAATTTGATATGGCACGATTAATTAAATATTTAACAGAAGAAGAAGCCGAACAGCTTCGTAAATGGGGTGAAACCTTTGGTAAAAATCATGGTATAATGCCCGGTGAAAAGGGATTTCATAAACTTTGTGTAGAACATATGAAAGATAATATTGATGATCCAGAAGCTTATTGTGCTAGAGTTTTGGATGCTTTTCATGGTTCAACATATTGGAGAGGTAAGGATAAATCAAAAAAAGAGATAAAGAAAGATACTAAAGTACATCAAAACTATCCAGAAAAGGAGAAATAATGGATGAATTTGTGTTAAAGCCTGAAAAAGCGGTTCTTGTTGATTGTGATGGTGTTTTACATCCATATTCGAAAGGTTGGAATGATGGTTTGTTATATGATAATCCATTACCACAAGCTAGATTGTTTTTAGAAACATTGAAAAATAAAGGTTATCAAGTTATAATATTTACAGCTCGTCTTTTTGATACAAGACGAAATAAAAATGATAACATGATGGAACATATAGTTGAGTGGTTAAATAATCATAACCTTCCATTTGATTTTGTTACTGGAAATAAATTACCAGCAGTAGCTTATGTAGATGATCGTGGTGTTCATTTTAATGGAACTAATTGGGATAAAGTTCTTGAACAAATTGATAAACTTGCTGATTATGATGGGCGCCAGTATTATAAAGATATATAATAATGGTAGAAAATATTTATAATTATTATGAGTAATAGTAAGGCTAAAGGAAGTAGTGAAGAAAGAGATGTTTGTAAATATCTTTCAAAATGGTTGACAGGTAGAGAAAAACCTTATCAATTTTGGAGAACCAGCAATTCTGGTGGAACATCAACAGTTGTATCTGAAAATATACATATGACTGGTGATATTACATCTATTACACCAGAAGGAAGATGGTTTACTGATCTTTTTAGTATTGAAGTCAAAACAGGATATGGTGATGCTGATTTTCATAAGCATTTGAAAAATAATAAATCAACAGAAGTAGAATTATTTTGGGCTCAATGTTGTAAAGATGCAAATAGAGCACATAAATATCCCATGTTGATATGGAGGAAAAAGGGTTATCCATTGGTTGTTGGTTTCAATAGATGTATTGAAGAAATGTTTCCACGAAATTCATATATAATGGCTTGTGTTTCAATGAAATTTCCATATAAAGATGGTAAACAGTATTTACCGGATTTATATTTCTATAATTTTGAAGATTTTTTCAGTACAATAACACCAGATGATATGAAAAAAATAGAGAGTATAAAATGAAACTAACTAAATACTTAACAGAAGAAAAAAGTGGATTTAAGGAACTGTTGCAAAATGCTGAAGAATTTGCAAAAATTAGAAAGAAATTTCTTGATGATGTTGCACAGCTGGTTAAAGAAAATCCAACAAATTTTGATGATTCAGAAGAAATTGAATCTCTTGAAGATGAACTGACTAAATTACTTGATTCAAGTATAGCTAAGGAAATAGTTAATATTGTTAAGGAAAATCTATAATGCCACGATTAAATATTGATTCAAATGAATTTGCTGATTATGTCGCTTGTTTTTTATTGGATAAATTGAATGATATTGAAGGTGTTGTTCCTGGTAATGAGGATTTTAATGATTTCAGTATTATACTTAAAAATAAAGGGGTTCGTGCTGTTTTACTAACATATTATATGCATATGAAACCACAAACGAGAGTTCGGTATCGTTTGATAAAAGATGTTTTCAGAACTGATGGTATGATGCCAACAGCTGATTTACATATAGAAAAATCTAAAGAAATAGAATTAACAAAGCCTAAGAAAACATTGTTAAAAAAGGTTTTGGCTGCTGGTATTGCTATACTTACTGGTAAGAAAATATTAGGGGGATTAAGAAAATAATGGGTGAAATGATGAGTGGAACAACACCAGGTGATGATGCACGTGCATCTTTAACTGCCGTTACTGATGGACAGGTTCCTACGGATGTAGATGGTGTATTTGCACAAGGAACTAAAGATAATTTGCATGTTTTTGATGTTGATCGTGAAGATTTTTATAAAAATATGAAAGATGATCGCAAAAGAATTAGATTTAAATCTGATAGTTCAGCATCACAATATTTAAGGGGGACCAAATATCGCAATCCATTTTATGTTAGATATAAAGATGAAGATGGTAATGCTTATATTAGAAAAGTGAAATGAGCAGATTTTATAATTATATAAACGAAGAATGGAATATAAAACCAACTAGTAGTAGCGGTAATGCGCTATGGAAGTATCGGGATAATGATGCATATAAAACAATAATATTTATGTATATACCATATATTGATATATTTGCACATATGAGATCAGATAATGGTATTGTTTATGTTAATAATAAAAAAGTTGGATATATATCAGATGTTTTTGATAGACATCATGAAGATTTAGCATTGAAAATATTGGAAAATGTAAATATTTATGACAAAAATACTATTGTAGAATTGTATAATAATGAGGAAATATTAGAAAAATTAGAAGATGATTTTGATATAGTTCGGGGATTTGTATATAAAAATAACATATATATTTATCCAGTGGGTGGATATAAGAGGTTTAAATCTAAATCTATATTGAAACTGAAGACATATTTAGATGATAATTGGTGGCTTGAATGAGCGTTATAAAAACATTTATTATGGATACATATTCTGATATTCCTTTAGAAGAACTTTATTTTATTACACATAATGAAAAAGCAAGAAATATATTTTGTTTCATTTCTACTTTCATGATACATCAAGCTGAATTAAACTATTCAGTATGGAAATCAATTAAAATTGACAATTAGATAAATATATGATATAATGTTTTATAAAATGAAAGGAAAATGTTTGTAAATGAAGATTATATTCGATCTCAACAACCTCGCCGTTAGGCATTGGTGCCTTCCTGTAATAGAAGCTGAAACAGAAAATCCCAATATTCAACTATGGAAATATAATATTATTGATTCTATATATGGATCAATGAAAAAATATAATAATGTTACAGATGTTATACTTGCCGTTGATAGTCCTCATACATGGCGAAAAATATATTGGCCGAGATATAAAGAATCAAGAAAAGCTAAAAGAGATAAATCTAAGATTGATTGGAATGTTTTTCATAGAGAACTTGATAATCTTTTATTAGAAATAAAAGAATGTTTGCCATTTAAAGTTATCAAAGTTGAAAATGCTGAAGGTGATGATGTTGTAGCTGTTCTTGCAATGTGTGGTGATGATGTTGTGATCGTTTCCAATGATGAAGACTATCTTCAATTATCTTCAGAAAAAGTCAAGATATTCAATCCATCAAAAAATGATTATGTAAAGTGTGATGATATTGAGCGTTTTTTGCAAATGAAAAGTCTTATAGGACAACCCAAAGATGATATTTTCAATATAAAAACACCAATAGATTATCCAGTTGGTGTTCGTAAGCCTGGATTTGGTGAAGTATCTGCTAAAAAAGTTTTGGCTGAAGGTCTTGAAACATGGTTAAAACGTGAAAAACTTGAAGAAAGATATACTTTTAATCGTAATCTTATAGATTTTAAAAGAATTCCAAAAACAATAAAAATCCGTATCATTAATGAATATAAAAGATATAAGCTGGCTGATCCGAGTAAAATATATTCATTTTTTGATAAAAACCAGTTCAGAAGTTATATTGATAATTTTACTTGCGTTGAAGAAAATCTAATGAAACTTTACTAGGGGGAATGAAATGGTTAAATATGTTCTAATTAATGATGATGTTAGGATTAATTTTGAAAAAAATACTCATATGCCTTTTGGTTATGGTAATAAAGAAGATTGTATAATATTGGATGATTACCAGAAGGCTTTAAGTTTGTGGCATTTTCAGGGAATGAATCCGTCTTGGATTATTGAGCGTTGTGAATGTGGATATGTTGAAAAAGTGTTTCCACCTACTGATTAAAAGGAGTAAAAAATGAGTAAAAAGGAGACAAATGAGGGCCAATATACTATTATTCACGGTGATTGTTTGGAAATTTTGAAAACAATGCCAGATAATAGTGTAGATAGCGTAGTTACAGATCCACCTTATGGTATTTCCTTCATGTCAAAGAAATGGGATTATGATATACCTAATATTGATGTATGGGTAGAGGTTCTTCGTGTTTTAAAACCTGGTGGTCATTTATTATGCTTTGGTGGAACAAGAACATTTCATCGTGTTGCTGTATCAATAGAAGATGCTGGTTTTAAAATAAGAGATACAATCATGTGGGTATATGGATCCGGATTTCCCAAATCCGCTGATGTTAGTAAAGCTATTGATAAAGCAGCTGGAGTTGAAAGAAAGGATGGTACTATTGATACTGTTAGAGCTGCTAAATTGGTTAATCAACAAAATCAATATACAACAAGTTCTGGATGGTCTATGGGTAAAAGAAAAATAACTGTTGATAAGCCTGTCACATTAGAAGCTAAACAATGGGAAGGTTGGGGAACAGCTTTAAAGCCAGCGTGGGAACCTATTATATTAGCTCGTAAACATTTTACTACAACAATTGCGGAAAATGTTTTAAAATATGGAACAGGTGCTTTAAATATAGATGGATGTAGAATTCCATTGCAAGAAACTGGAGAAGATTCAAGATTAGGTGGTAAAGGTGATTGGAGTACAGATAAAGCAGCTAAAAATGTATATAATGGTGGTTATGATGGTAAAAGGATTAGTTCATCAAAATTGGGCAGATTCCCCGCTAATCTTATACATGATTGTAGTGATGAAGTGGTTCGTTTATTTCCGAAAAACGCTGGAGCTGTAGCACCAGTAATGAAGGGGTATAGTGGTAAAAGTAAAGGTATTTATGGTGATTATGCATCGAAAGGTGATGATGGTGCTTCATTTCTAAACGATTCAGGATCGGCAGCTAGGTTTTTTTACTGTGCTAAAATTTCAAAACGAGATCGTGAAGAAGGATGTTATGATCTACTAACTAAAAAGTGTCAAGAACAAGGATGTAGAGATAATGAATCAATACATTTAAATCCAAGAGCTGGTGCTGGTAGATTATCATCATTACATAATCATCATCCTACTGTAAAACCAACAAATCTCATGAAATATTTATGTAAACTTATAACACCGCCCAATGGTATTGTTCTTGATCCATATATGGGTAGTGGATCAACTGGAAAAGCTGCAATTTTAGAAGGATTTAGATTTATAGGTATAGAAATAGATGAACAATATATTGAAATAGCAAGAAAAAGAATAGAATATGTTGATATAAAACCAAATCCTTTTATTGATGGGGAGGAATGAATATGTGGGTAAGTAAAAAAAGAATGGAATGAATTAAAATCTAAGGTGTCTGAATGTTATGAATTAAAATCTAAAGTGTCTGAAATAGAAGGGGAATTATTATATATTAAAAAAGAGATAGAATATTATAAATTACCTGATTTTGTTCCTATTCATAATTTGTGGAGATGTAAATATATTATTATTAAACCAGTAATAAAAATGATTTTAGATAAACTGGGATTGGAATTAAAATATATTAAACTAACTGGCCCTAATGTAGTATTAGTAGAAAAAGATACAGGAGAATAAAGATGTCTAATTTTAGATTAACCGAAAACGCAATAACAATATTTAAAACATTATATAGTTTTGAAGGTGAAACAATAGCACAAACATTTAGGCGTGTTGCTAAAGAATTTTCTGGTGGTAATAAAGAAGTGGAAGAAGAAGCCATAGAACTTCTATCTAAAGGTATTTGGAGACCTAATACACCAGTATTTTTTAATGCTGGAACAAATAAAAAGGTTTTTAGTGCTTGCTATACTGTATCGTTAGAAGATTCAATGGAATCAATATATGACACAGCAAATGTAGCTAGGAAGATATTCCAACACGGTGCTGGTGTTGGTATTCCTATTGGTAATTTAAGAGAATCAGATGCTCCAATATTTGAAGGAAAACCAGATGTTACACCATCTGGTAAATCAAGTGGTGCGATAAGTTTTATGAAGCTCTATGATGCTGTTGGTTCGACAACAAAATCTGGTGGACGGGCACGACGAGCTGCAATATTGTGTTCAATGCCTGTATGGCATCCAGATATAATGAATTTTATAAAGTGTAAAGAAATTGATGGAACATTATCAAATATGAACATTTCCGTTGCTGTTACAGATAAATTCATGGATGCATTGGAATATGACCATCCGTTTACTTTACGTACACCTTATGATGGATCATTGAAAGGAAATGTTAATCCTCAAGATATTTGGGATAATATCGTGAATATGAGTCACAAAACAGCTGATCCAGGTATATTATTTATTGATACAATTAACAAATATAATGTATTGAAAAAGAAAATGATGATAGAGGTTACAAACCCTTGTGGTGAACAACCTCTTCTACCATATTTAGCATGTAACCTTTCATCTATAAATCTTGTTAAATTTGTAGTTGATGGTGAGTTTGATTTTGAAGGATTTAGCATTGTTTCTAAAAAAGTTATGAGGCTGATGGATAATCTTATTGATGTTATGGATTTTCCAGATGAAAGATTTAAATTAAATGTTATGAAATATAGGCCAGTTGGCATTGGTATTATGGGTCTTTCAGATGCTTTGTTTATGTTGGGATTGCCTTATGATAGCCCAGAAGGTAGAAAGTTTGCATCATCTGTTATGCTAACATTAACTACATCATGTATTGAAGAATCATGTGAACTTGCAAAAGAAAAAGGACCAATATCAGATTGGGATTTGGTTAAAAATGATGCTATTGAAGTTTATCGTGAATTAACAAATAATAATGAACAATTGTTAAGAAAAATTGAAAGGTATGGAATTAGAAATTCACAACATACAACTATTGCTCCTACTGGAACTACCGCTATATCATGTGATGCATCTTATGGAATGGAACCATGTTTTGGATTAGTCTTTACTAAGAATCTTATTGATGGAACAACTATGAAAATGGTAAATTCAGTATTCAATAAGTATAAAGATCAAAGCTGGTACACTGATGATTTGTTAGAAAGAATTATAAAGAACAATGGTTCATTGAAAGGTTTGAGAGGTATTCCAAAAGAAATAAGAGAAATATTTGTTGTAGCGCATGATATTAAACCAAAAGATAGAGTTGAAATGCAAGCAGCATTACAGAAATATTGTTCAACGGGTGTTTCTTCAACAGTTAATTTACCTAAAGACGCAACAACAGAAGAAGTATCAGAATTATATAAGTATGCTTATAAGTTGGGGTTAAAAGGTATTACTATTTATCGCGATGGTTCAAAAAAGTTACAGCCTATTACATTTACTACACTTGAAAGAAAAGAAACTGAATTGCCAACACTTATTAAGCCGATAAAAAGACCTAAAAGGATGCCTTCAACAAGCTATCAACTTGATACTGGTAATGGTGATATTATTGTTGATGTTGCAACCCATGAAAACCGTGTAATGCAAATTATTATGAACATGGGTAAATCAGGTCAAATATTAAATACACTTCTTGAAGCTCTTGGGCGCAGTATGTCTATTGGACTGCAACATGGTGTTCCATTGGCTGCTTTTGTTAAAACCCTTGAAGGTATAAATTCTGATAGACCAGTATGGTATAGATTTGAAGATTCTGATAAAAAACCAACACAGATATTGTCAATACCAGATGGATTAGCTAAATTATTAAAAAGATATTATATTGATGATAATAGAAAAATGGATGATGAAGAGGAAATAATAGTTACTAATGAAAAAGAGTTATGCCCTCGATGTGGAAATTATAGTGTTGTGATGATTGA